ATCAGTTCATTTACTCCCAGTATCTCAAGTTGGAAGGACTCGGGATCCTTGCGGCCATTCTGGATGCCAACGGATACCAGCGTTACCGTCTCGTGAAAGAGGGAGGCAAGTACCGGGAAGCTCCCGATATGGACCCTGCCAAGCCCGCATACTCGTTCTATACTGGCGGAATCGATAAAGCCGAGTTGGGAATTACGCTTGCGATGTTCAATGAAGATTACAAGGGACTCCAGTCTGTCTACCCTGAACATGCCCAGAGTATGAAAGATAGTATTCTGAAACGGGGAGGCAAGAAACTTCTGTGTATCCTCATGGCTACATCCAGCGGTGCTGAAGGTATTAACCTGAAGAACGTCCGCCATCTCCACGTGATGGAACCTCACTGGAACCCTGCCCGACACGACCAGGTGATTGGACGTGGTATTCGCCTGTGTTCCCACGCCACCCGTCAAGTCTTGACTGCTGATTCTATCACTGTAGACACTGTGCCTCTGGAAGACCGGACAATCCGCATCTCGTTCTACGTGTCTGTCTTCTCGGCAGCCCAGGCAGCATCCAATACTGCTTACAATATTGTCCCAATTCGGCGGGCGGATACAGGATCTAAGAAGTATGATGCACCCGAAGGAGCACGGGCACCTGAAGCGTTCATGTCTAGTGACGAGTTCCTCTACGAAGTCTCGTATGAAAAGGAACGGATTACAGCAGGGATTACTCGCCTCATTAAACAGGCAGCAGTAGACTGTGAGGTCCACCGCAAACTCCATTCTCGTGAGAAGCCTGTCCTCCAGTGTATGCGGTTCGACAGCACGGCCAAAGGCGAGGATCTAGCATTCAATCCCAACATCAAGGACGATGAGCGGGATGCCTCGTATCTCAAAAACATGATGAAGCGGTCTCGTCGGATCCAGAAAGTTAAGATCAAGGATTTCATATTCTTGGTGGATCCGGATACCAAGGAAGTGTTTGACGAGTCGGCGTTTGGGGATAAACAACGACTACTCAAATTAGGGACACTCAAGGAAGATCGGATTCAGTTTTTCACGTATGATTAGATTCGATTACGCCTTCTTCTCTAGGATGCTCTCGAGGAACTCGTCGCAGATCTTGGACCACGGGCGGCTGCGAGCAAGGGCCACGCACTTCTCCGACGTCTCACGACCCAGCATTCCCACGGCCTTCTCTAGACCCTCGGCAACACTCTCAGCCGTCGCAGTATACTCCGTAAGACCCACACCTGCCGTCATCTGGAGATACGAATACGACGTGAGCGGCAGGCGCACGCTCGTCTCGTCCGTCATGAAGGCCTTGTAGCAATCCAGGTCTAGAACGACCTGCGGGGCACCCGTCGCCATGTGCTCCAGCTGGCACAGACCAAAGCCCTCGCCGTTCGACGTGTTCACACCGACATCGGCGATATTGTAGAGCTGATTGATCGCATCGTCATTGAAGTAGGCGGTCGGAGGAGTCGTGTCTACGATAGAGACACGGGTGCCATACTTCAGATTGTCCAGGCCCAGCAGTTCCAGCTCGTTGAGGTAGATCTGGAGAGGCTGGTAGAATGCACCGCCCTCGGGCTTGACACCCGTGACCATCAGGAGATGGTAGGGAGCATCGGGGAACTTCTTGAGTAGCCGGGCAAAGCCCATAATCGTGAGATCCAGACGCTTGCGCTGAGAATTGCGGTTCATGTTCAGGAACACTCGGGCATTCGGGGGAATGTTCAGGTTCTTGCGAATACCCGAACGCTCCGAATCCGACATGGGCTTGAAGACCAGGGCATCCACACCGTGCTCCATCACATCGATCTTGATGTTGGGCGTGGTGAGGCGGGTCATGAGGTGCTGCTTCCACGTCTCCGTGAAGCAGATAATACGGTCGGCGGCGTTCTCAATGTTGCGGAGCAGACCCATGTCGGCGCCCTTGTAGACCTGGTCCAGGTAGACCCAGAGCTTCCACGACTTGGTGACCTCCTTTGTCTGCTGAATAAACTGGTTGATGATGATGGGGTCGTTGTAGATCATGATGATATCGGGATTGACCGTCTCGACATACTCACGGAACTTGTTGAAGCCGAACCCCTGCTCCTTCGGGTCCTCGTTGGCGGCAGCATCATACTGGATCACGCCCTTGATCGGACGAGCGGGCTGGGGGAGACGGGCGGGGGTGCGCTGAAACCCGAAATGAAAGATCTTGACCAGTGGAGCCAAGGTCCCGAGCTGCTTGAGGAGGTTGTAGGATACCTTGGAATAACCCGTCACCTGCTCGGTATGCGTCGAAACAAGAAGGAAGCGAACGGGAGCCATTTTATGATTAACAATTTCTATCTGTAAATACAATGACAACTCCTATCCGTCCAAGCCAGCAAACACGCTTTACGAGTGCGTCTGAAGTGACGACGATGCTTAAGCGCACAGTTGTGAACAACTACTATGGAAACTACCCTCAGGATCAGAAGCGTGCATATGCGAGCACGTATACAACATTTCAGGGTGGAGCGGTGGCCAATGATATTGGAGAATCTCTAGTCTCCTTGATCCCGACATGCACGACAAACAGCCGGGGGTTTGTACTCTCCAGTAACAAGACAGTCGTTCCTACGGGAGAGAAGGCGACTCCGAACATGTATGTCTCTTCAAGGGCTTATATCAACAATCCTCAGTAGTAGGCTAACCCCGGAGCAACCCCATTCTCCTTCATTTTGGGAATCTTGGTGAACTCCGAAAACCTGTCCATGAACGGAATCGGAGGAATCGGATACAATTGATGAACCGAGTTGCCCGTGTATGCCTTCTGAATCACCCTGCGTGTCTGTGTCCCAATCCAGTCGTATCCGTAGCGAACGCTCATGTACGAGTGAATCAAGACAAGGATGACAAGCCCGCCAATAATGATATACGGCAAGTTCCGATACATTAATCATATCGTATAAGATAATATAGTATGCCGGGCGGCCTCATTCAACTCACTGGCTTTGGTGCCCAAAACGTTTTTGTCAATGGAAACCCTTCCATGACCTACTTCATCAAGATGTATAAACGCAGCACCAACTTTGCGATGGAGCATTTTCGGCTGAGTGTTGCCAATATTACGGATACGACACTACCAGGTGCCGGAAAGAAAACGTTTAACTTCCCCGTTCCTCGCTATGCCGATCTTCTACACGACTGCTACGTGTGTGTCCAGATCCCCGACATCTGGTCTCCACTCTCTGGATATGATCAGAACACATCCGAGGCATACGAAACCGCCTTCCAGTGGTCCCGCAATCTCGGGTTCAATATGATTGAAAGTGCGTCGGTTCTCTTCAACGGTAATGTTATATGTACGGTTACGGGCGAATGGATGAAAGTCAAGAGTTATCTGAAGAGTAACAAGACCCAGCGTGACAAGCTAGATACCATGGTTGGAAATACGCCAGACATGTATGATCCCGCCAATGCCCGTGGACGCCTGAACCAGTATCCTAACGCCATCAACGTCTCCGCCACAAATACTGCACCCCCCGCCCCTTCTATTCGTGGTCGTCAGTTAACAATCCCGCTCTCCTTCTGGTTCTGCGAAGAGATCGGTCAATCCCTCCCGCTTGTCAGTCTTCCCCAGACCGAAGTCGTGATTCAGGTGACCTTCCGTAATATCTACCAGATGTTCACGATCCTTGATACTCGTGGAAAGGCTTCTACCAATGCTACATTCCAGACTCGTATCGCAGGAAACCCCGGAGATTCGTTCCTTGGAATCCAGAATTACCTGTCCTACCCTGATACCCAGGGAAACCCTACGAACCCTTCACTGGTCAGCTGGAATCTTGATCCGTATGTTGAAGCCAACTACGTTTTTATGACGGACACAGAGCGTGCCCATATTGCCTGTAATGAACGCTCGTTCTTGGTGACACAGGTTCGGTCCGTCATAAACCATAATCAGTATGGATACAACGATGTCCTTATCCCCATGTACAATCTGTGCACTCGTGTCGTCTTCCTATTCCAACGGGAAGATCGGGCACTGGTGAACGACTGGGACAATTACACGAACTGGGATTCGATCTTTTATCCGCCAGTGCAGACATACCCCAGTGTTCTACCGACACTGACCGCACCTGCTACCCCCGATCAATGGTATTCTACCGGAATCCAGTTATTAAATTCTATGAACAATCAGGATATTCTACAGGAAGGAAACCTGGTGTTTGACGGAACTGACCGATTCGTCACCAAAAACATCAACTTCTTCCGGAATATTCAGAACTACCGGTTCTCAGAGGGAGATACGTCGTCGCTTCCGGGGATTAACCTCTACTCCTTTGCTCTCGACCCCAATACAATCTCTCAGCCGTCTGGGAGTGCGAACGGATCCATGTTCAACAAAACGACGTTCAAACATACGCTGCTAGTTCCGCCCATCGTTCAGACTGGAGCGGTATCGCAGATTCCTCTGTGTGTTGTCAGGGATACTGCACTCAGCACTAATCCTACTCCCGTCCCCGACGGTGCTACAATCTCACCTGCCCCTGGAATTCCTCCGCTCATCCAGGCTGGCCAAACGTTGACGGTCTACCCGTCTCCCACCAATCTACAAATTCAATATAATGGATACGCATCCATAATCTATGTTGAATCGTACAACTTCCTCAAGGTTACAAACGGACAAGCAAATCTTGTGTTCAATACATAATAGATTCGGATGGCTGACAATACCGACGACCCCGTTGCCGATGTTCCTCCGGAGCAAGTAGCCACCGAAGCATCTGGACCAGTTGTCTCTTCAGCAAACGGTCTTCTACTCTTCATATTCACCAATGTCCTACTTCTCATATACTACCGTGCGGCATGGTATGCTCTTGAATCCTTATTATTTGAAAAGTATCCGGCGATCGGGGCATATTCCAGCTTTATTATGATCCCATTCCTGATTCCTCTAGCAGGCATGTTTGCTTCGGTCGTGAACCCATCCGCAGGAGGTCTGACTGCGTGGACCCTGAGCGTAGTTGGTATTGCTTCGTCTGTCATGATCGCTGCTCTGATCTACATCATGATCTTTGATCTCCCACCCGCCGCAATTCAAATTGCTATGAACCTGTTTAAATCTGGGTCTCCTCCCGCTCCTGCAGCAACGGCGTAGACGCCTCCAATGTATGAAGTTCATCCATGGCCTGCCCAGAATTCTCGAAGTTGCGGAAGAGGATCTGATTGACTTCGGCGGGGCTCCACTTCCCGTCCATTCTGGGATCCGCAAAGAGGGGGTGGTCGCCCACTGTAATATCGTAAAACCCCTCCACCATTTCTTTCAGGATCCCACGGGAACACTTCTTGAAATGAATGATGAGATCAATACGTCCTGGGCGAATCAGGGCCTTATCGAACCGCTCCGGGAAATTGGAGGTAAATACGAGAATACGTCCGCTGGATTCCAGTGTGCCGTCTAGTAGATTGAGAATAAAGGAAAGATCGATGGGGTCCTTGATGACGTCGTCGTCTTCGGGCAGGAATGGATCCTTGGGTGCCTGCACCGGTTCAGGCTTCTTCCACTCCCGCTTCAGGAGCACATCGCCCATCGCATCAGCATCCTCGATAATGTAGATACGCTCAGAAATAGGGATGGTATACTTTTCCAGAGTTGTGCCGTTATACACGTGAATATCATCGCTGAAAAACAAGTGGCGTAGCTGGGTCTTGGTCTTGATTTCCGACAACTGGATGTTCACGGGGTGCCGACGGGCCACATTGGCAATAGCCTTGATTTCCGAGGTCTTGCCGGTTCCGGGGGCACCGTGGAACAGAAAGCCCAGAGTGTACGGAATACCCTTGCGCTCATACCACGATCGGTTATTGAGGAAGTGCGCCACACGGTTCTTGACTACGGGCTGCTCCTCAAAATACACGTTCTCGAATGTGCGTGTCGTGGAAAACTTGTGCTTGGTATACACCAGAAACGTATTGGGCAGAGGGTTCTGATTGGTCTTGCGTTTCTTGTTATCCACCATCTGATCGAAGAAATAGAGATCGTTTCCGAGCTTGTTCATCATTCGCCGCTCATAATCCTGGTTGCACGAGTCCACGAATTTCTGAAGTGATTGGATGGGGTGATCGTAACAAAAAAGCTGGAACTTGATGTTCTTGATGTTACCATCGTCGACTTCCACGTTCGTGAGTTTGAAGTAGATATCCTCATCGAGTTTCACAGACTCAAACTCGTAGGGGAGGTAATCGTGATTGGCAATAGAGAGAAGGCGTTTCGTGGCAGGGGAGGAGGCGACATAATGCACGATGGCATCCATGCGGGTCATAAAAAGGGGAACACTTCCGTTCTTGGTCTGAGGAGGAGTTCCACGCTCACATTCGATCACGGCTGACGGTTTGCGTTCATTGGAATCCAGAGGCTGGAAAGATGTCTGGAGTTTTGTGAACCAAGGGTAGAGTGCGAGTCCACGTTCGTAGAGGGAAATACCAATAAAGGCAAGCAGTGGTCGGAAACTATTTCCCGATGTCGTCAAGACTTGAAAGAGCATTGACATCTTCAGGAGTTCGCCGAGAGATGTCATTGATTATTTAGAATATTTCATCGTGGAGAGCCAAACGCCGTGAGGCACTTGTCCAGGGTTGGAATGCCCTCGTGAACAGGCTTGGAACGTTTGAGGCGTAGTTGCTGAGAGGCTTTGTTGACAGTTTCGTTGGAAAGGGATACATAAGACTTGACGTCACGGACAGATGATTGGGTGTTCACGGACGGCATGTATAGACGGACTGGTGGCATAGCCAGCTGTAGAGGTTTCGTGCAATACTGAATGAATTCACGATACTGCTGGATATCCAGATTTCCACCAAACATCCGGAGGACACGCTTATCGGGAGCCGGCTGGATATCACGGTTCACATAGAGAGACCGGTAGACTGTGCGCAAGAGTGAGTGACGAAGCCATTTGTCAGATTCAGTGAGTCCAGATTCCTTGTAAATAGAGGACAGTGCACACTCGGGACTACAGTAATTCCCTTCGGCCGTATACATGCTCGTATACACATCATAGTGCGTTGGAATGACGAACGATTCTCCAGAAAAGGAGTGGCAGCACCACAGACACGCTGCACCAGGGGGATAGGACGTTTGCAGAGAAAACTTGGACATCAAGTCGTGAACGACCGTCTCATCAAATCGCCTCTCCTGTGTTTCTGTCTTCAGGAGGATGTCCGAGTATTCAATCCCTCCTCCCGATGGCATAGGGATATCCACCCGCTCCTCTTCGAAATCAAAATCCTTACCGATCCGCAGGAAGAAGATGACGGGTGGAAGCTCCACCGTCGGTTCTGTCTTCTTTGTCTTCTTTCCTCGAGCTGGCGGCATTTACATGAATATGGTTTTTGTGTGTAAAACGGAATGGACTTTCTATTATAGAGGGAGAGCACACAAATGGCAGAGGCATACAAGAAGCACACCCACCGGGAGCATATTCTATCACTGCCCGACACCTATGTCGGGTCTATCGAGACGTCGCACGAGGACATGTATGTCGTGGAAGACGAAAAGTTCATCCAGAAGAACCTATCCTTCAATCCTGGATTCTACAAGCTGTTTGACGAGATTGTCGTGAATGCCCACGATCAGGTGGTCCGCATGCGCCAACGTGCATCCCCCAATCCTGTGAAGAATATCACCATCGAGATTTCAGAGGACAACCAAACCATCACGGTGGAGAATGATGGAGAGGGTATTACCGTAGCTGAGCATCCCGAATACAAGGTCTGGGTTCCGCAGCTGGTGTTTGGCGAGCTGCTGACTTCCACGAACTACGACAAGGACGAGAAGAAGCTCGTAGGCGGTAAGAACGGCTACGGTGTGAAGCTGGCCAATATCTTTGCGAAGAAGATGACCGTGGAGACCGTGGATGCCGTGTCTGGCAAGAAGTATACCCAGACGTGGGAGAACAACATGACGGTGGTGAACAAGCCGAAGATCGTGGCCTGCAAGTCTAAGCCGTATGTCAGCGTGTCGTGGACCCCCGACTTTGCTCGGTTCGGTCTCACCGAGATCACGCCCGACCTGCTCGGTGTATTCCGCCGGCGGGCCAGCGATCTGGCGATGACGGTGGGCAAGGATGTCAAGGTCCACTGGAAGCATGGTAATGGCGACAAGGTCATGATCAAGTGCCGTGATCTCTCCGCCTATGCCGCCGAGTTCGTGGACACCCCCACGGCCGCCCATTCCAGCGATCGATGGAACGTCGTGGTCGCTGATGCTCCCGAGTCCTTCCTTCAGGTCTCGTTTGTCAACGGTATCTGGACATCCAAGGGCGGGACGCACGTAGACTACATCGTGAATCAGGTAGTGAATCATCTCGTAGAGTTCCTGGAGACCAAGAAGAAGATCAAAGTCAAGCCATCTCTCATCAAAGATAATCTCGCAATCTGGGTGACGGCTTCGATTGAGAACCCGTCGTTTACGTCCCAGACGAAGGAGGCACTGACCACGAAGAGCACGGCGTTCGGGTCGACGTGCAAACTCCCCGAGGAGTTCTTCAAGAAGCTGCGGTCCAAGCTGGAACTGGTGGACAAGCTGGTGGTGGCCCAGAAAGAAAAGGACGAGAAAGAGAACAAGAAGAGTGATGGACGGAAGAGTTCTAAAATATATGGTATCCCGAAGCTCGACGACGCCGCCCTCGCCGGCACAGCCCGCTCCGCCGAGTGTACCCTCATCCTTACAGAGGGAGATTCAGCAAAGGCAATGGCTCTCAGCGGCCTTACGAAGAATCAACGCCAGTCTTTCGGCGTGTTCCCACTGCGGGGGAAAATCATGAACGTCAAAGACTCATCGTCGTCCAAGGTCGAGCTGGCCAAGGAGATCGCCGAGCTCAAGAAGATCGTGGGTCTAGAATCTGGCAAGGTGTATGACAGCCTCTCCACACTGCGCTACGGCCGCATCCTGATTATGACGGATCAGGATTACGACGGGTCCCACATCCGTGGTCTCCTCATCAATCTATTCCACGAGCTCTGGTCTGAGTTGTTTCGGATCCCTGGGTTCCTCACCTACATGGCCACGCCCATCGTGAAGGCCACAAAAGGCAAGGAGTCTCGGACGTTCTACACGCAGTTTGAGTACGATCAGTGGAAGACGTCGGCAGCAGGCAACTGGGCGGTCCAGTATTACAAGGGTCTCGGGACCTCGACTCGTGAGGAGGCCCAAGAGTATTTCAAGAACATGAATATCACACAGTTCCGCTACACTGCCGTCGGAGACTCTGAGGCAATTGACTTGGCATTCAACAAGTCTCGGGCCGATGATCGCAAGGTCTGGCTCCAAGGCCACGATGCCGCCAATATCGTGGTTCCCAAGACCGACAAGACTCTGCCGTATTCCGAGTTTGTCCACCGTGACCTCATCCACTTCTCGCATTACAATCTCGAGCGCTCCATCCCCAGTGCGATCGACGGTCTCAAGACGTCTCAGCGCAAGATCCTGTTTGGGTGCCTCAAGCGCAAGTTGACGGACAAGGTCAAGGTTGCCCAGCTGGCAGGCTACGTGTCGGAGCACGCTGGCTACCACCACGGCGAAATGTCGCTCAACGAAACGATTATCGGTATGGCCCAGGACTTCGTGGGCTCCAACAATCTGCCGTGGCTGGTTCCCAAGGGTCAGTTCGGAACCCGACTGGAAGGCGGCAAGGACTCGGCTGCGTCCCGTTACATCTTCACCTACCTCCAACCGTACATGAAGGACCTAGTTCCTGCCGACGACTTGCCGTGTCTCAAGTACCGTGATGACGACGGACTGTCGGTCGAGCCCGAGTGGTATGCCCCCGTCCTGCCCATGCTCCTCATCAACGGTGCTCGGGGTATTGGCACTGGATACTCCACCTACATTCCCTCCTACAATCCCGTGGCGCTGAAGTATGTTCTGCTCCGATGGCTGAAGGGCGAGGACGATACGATTCTGGAGACGGCAGAGTTGACGCCGTGGTATCGTGGATTCAGGGGCACGATTCTGCCGTGTCCCGACGGATACGATGTCACTGGCAAGTATTCCTACAACGCAAAGACCAAGACGATTTCCGTCCAGGATCTGCCCATTGAATACTGGACGTCGGATTTCAAGGCGTTCCTGGATGGGTTGTGCGAGAAGAAGGATATCAAGGATTACACCGACACGTCGACGGATATGGATGTCAACTTTGAGATTGTCTTGAAGGAGGACATGACT